CTGCACCGCCGCCGCCGCCACCAGCTCCAGCGGTACCATCACCACCAGCAAAACCTTGATTTGCAGTACCACTAGCACCGGCTGTAAACTGACCGCCACCGCCACCACTACCACCACTTAACGGTGTTGGAGAGGCTTGACCAGCTTGAGTATCAGCAGCTCTACCGCCGCCTGTAGAAGTAACAGATGAAAAGACAGAGTTTCCTCCACTATTACCCACTGCACCAGAACCGCCAGCGCCACCGCCACCAATAGTTATTGTATATGATGCTATAGCGACTGATAAATCGGACTCCGCAGAGCCACCTCCACCAGAAGTTCCTAATGATGTTCTATACCCACCAGCACCGCCGCCACCACCCCAGCCGCCAAATGAAGAACCGCCACTACCACCACCTGCAATTACTAAGAATTCAACAGTGTTTGATACTGTATCTGAAAGTTGAGTTACTGCAAATGTGCTAGAGCCTGTAAAAGTATGGACTTTAAAATCACCATCAGTGGTTATAGACCCACCTGTTGCAACAATATATTTAGGTATAGCAGCCGCACCAAAGCCAAAAGCTTTAGCAGCATTAATTGCTATTGCTGTTACTCTAGGCAAACTGTGTTAATGCGGCAAGTATTGTAAATGCTGCATCTCCTGTTTTAATTATTGTGTATGTATATGAGTCAATACTATTAATATTTCCTTCTGTAGGAGCTGCGCCACCTTGCCATTCTGGTGTAATACTACTTCCATCAACTTGTACTGTTGTATTTCTATATTCAGATCCTGTTAAGGTTACTAAATGAACTAATGTAATAGCTTCACCTGTAGCTATTACAGAATTTAATGTAGCACCACTTGATGCTCTAAAATTTATAGTCCAATCACCTACTGCGGCAGAAGTATAATAAACAACTGACTGCGTATTTGTATCGTAATTAATTGTTCCTGTTGCAGCTGTTGCTGATACAGTTACTTTTTCTGTAGAATTTACAAAAGTAGCATATGTATTTAATACATTATCAGGGACATCACTTGTTAAAGCCATTGTGCCTGTAGAGGCTGGCATTGTTATTGTATTTGTTCCAGCTGCTGCTGGTGCGGCTATGGTTATACTTCCGCTTGTATCGCCGGCTATAATTACTGAGCTCATTATGCGTCTCCTTTTGGATTATCAGCTTTTACTTTAGCAATAGCATCGGCCCATGTTGTTGTATCATTTACACCATCCCAATACTGCATATCTAATTGGTCTTCCCATGATGGGTAAGCTTCTTTTCTGCTATCGAACCAAGCATTAGGGTCTACCCAAGCATCTGCTAAAGATTGGTCTATTGTTACTGTATTTCCATCTACATCAAAACACTCAAGCCCATTTTCTTCTTTGATTAAGACAACATTAGAGTGTGTTGCATATATTGCTGCATGATTCATATTAAGCTCCAATTTCCATTAGTGTTAGAGATGAAGTACCAACAGAATGTTCATTATTATTTGTTCCACTATTACTTCTGTTAAGATACATAGTATGACTAGCTCCATCAGTATGCCCAAGTCTTACATCATAAGTAACTGCACTTGCTGTTGCTGGAGAGTCAAGACCTGTGTATGTATTACTTGATAAATTTCTTGAGTTACCTCCATAGGCTGTTCCTGTTGTTGTTCTTTGTATACTACCACTAGCATCAGCAAGAAAAATTTGAGCTCCTGCTCTGTATACATTACTGGTAATTGAAAAGCCGGTGGTATTAAATCCTACTGAAAGACTTACAAATACTAGAATCTTTGAAGATGTTGTTGCAGGAGTTATAGCTGCTGAAATCATTGCTGCTGTTACCCCTCCTACTGCAGCAGTTCCAGAAACTATTGCAGGTTGAAAAGTCGTTACTACTTGTAAGACTTTACCCACTCCCCCAGTTATATTTCCTGCTGTTAAGTTAGTTAAAGCAGACCCGTTTGCAGCTGGTAGTGTTGCGGGAAACCTAGCATCTGGAACTGTGCCTGATGTTAAATTTGTTGCATTTAAAGCAGATAAAGCTGAACCGTCTCCAGTTAATGTAGTTGCTGCAACTACTCCTGAAACGACGACACCGGATGCTGAAAAAGTTGCTATCGTCCCCGCGTCTTTTTGTATTAGTAAATTTCCAGAAGTACCATCTGCTGTAGACTGAAGTCCACCTGTTCCGGATGAAATTGAATTAATTGAATTAGCCATTAGCTATCTCCTTTAGGGTATAAAGCTTTGACCGCTAAACAGTCAGCTATGTATTTATCTACTTGAGCTTGATCACCTTTAACAATACCATCTAAGTAATCTGCGTGTGGAGGATAAGCTTGTTCTCTTTGACTTTTCCAAGCAATAGCCTCTGCTGCTGCGTGAGCTGCATTTTCTTCGGCTGTCCAATCTACAACTTCTGTAGTTGTTGTTCCATCAGGATGAGTCGTTATAATTGTATTTTTATCTGCTGCCATAATTATTCCTTATTTAAGTCCATATACTGATATTGAGCCTGTATCAAAAGTTTCACCGCCCATTGAGAAAGCAAAAGCAGCACTTGTTAATACTGAAAAATCAATAGCTGCCTCATAATAACCACTTGGTGATGGACCATCTGCTCCAGTACCACCTGAACCTGTAGTATAAGCTACAGCTACTCCACCAGCGTAGGTATAAGTATTTTGATTTATATCAAATTTTAACATGCCCCAACTTCCTTTTGTAGGACCTTCATTGTTACCTAATGAGTGAACAGCATTTCCATTAACAGCAAACTCAATTGAACCACTAGTGCCACTATGTCCTACATTATTAAGGGTTGCCCATATTTGGTTATATGCACTTAAATCAATAGTTATACTTTGTGATGTTCCACTTGTAGTTGTTAAAGTTCCTAATAGTGTCATACCACCACTAGCAATTCCTGTTAAAGCTGCACCACTAATAGCAGGTAAAGCACCAGTTAGTTTGCTAGAAACTAAAGCACTATTAGTATCTAATATTGTTCCTGTTGTTGCTGGTAATGTAAGTGTGTTAGTTCCTGCTTCTGCTGGAGCTGATACTGTGATTACTCCACTTGTATCACCTGTTAATTTTATACTAGCCATTATTCATTTTCCTAAGTTAAATTATTCTACCCACTCCACTGGAGGTGCTGCAGGTATATTTGGTGCTTGGGTGGATTCAAAAGTAATTAGCATAGTTCTTATAGTACTTCTCCAGGCTAAAAAACATCCTTTACAACTAGTAGTTAAAGGGACATCAGATAATACTGTATAGTCACTTTCTACTAGTAATTTTTTTAAGTGCTCTTTGTATTCTTCATTAGTCATTATGATTCCCTATTTAAAAGTATTTCAGTTGCGGATATAGCCTTACCTACAAGATTTCCGGAAAGAGACGAAGTAGTAACTTGTCCAGTAAAATCAGAAGTAGTATAATATAATTTACCTATAGTTAATCCACTAAATCCTGTTGCTACACCAGCAACTGTAATTTCTTGAGCACCAGAACTTGAGGTAGCAGTAGCAAATCCTACATGATTATATTCTGGAGTAGATGCAGCATTTACTGTATATTTTTGCATATAGGTTACATTAGCTTTTCTATACGAATACCACCAAACACTATCTGTATAATTAACTAACTCTCTATCTGAGGATGATACAAAGAGATTACTACCTCCTGTATTAAATCCTAGAATTTCTCCAGTAGCAGATACAGACATACTATTTATAATATTAGACTGCACTCCTCCAATATCATATATACCTACACCAACTACAGTTTGTGCTGCTGGTGATAGTCCTGCTCTTTCTGCTCTAAATGTTTCTAAATCATAAGGATTATTTGGAGTTTCTAATGTGTTTGTATTATAAAAATGAACACTTGTTAAAGCTCCAGTAGATTCATTAATTAAAAATGTTCTGTAAACAATTTCATTAGTTACTTCTAATTTATATCTTGCTATCCATAAACCATTAGCTAAGACACCCCATCTAATTGTATTATTTGCTGCAGCGTCTGAGATAACTGTTGAAGTAGTAGCAGTTCCCATAGCATTTCCACTAAGAGTAGCTATTTGCACAGTAGGATAATCATATCTTCCAGCTACAACTTTACCACCTGTTGTATGATAACTTGGGTTACATCCAGTATCTGCATTTGATTCTATTTGCATCATGTTATACCATGTACCTGCTCTACTACTATTACGACTATTTAACATTAAATCTGCAGCTGCTCCTGGAGCACCATTGTCAGCATTAGAAACAAAAGATGTCCCTGAAATAGTTACTATTTTAGACATCTGTGCATAGCCCCAATTGTTACCTATTGCAACATGATATTGTGTATCACTTATTTTAGATATACCAGATGAAACATAAGTAGCCCAAGAACTTGTTCTTGGTGTTTGATGAGTAGATAGATAGTCTGCTGATTTTGTAAGATTACCATTATCAGCTATTGAAATAATATTTAGTCGATATTTTGCTTCAAATTCTCCTTCAGTTCCACCACTACCATTATTACCATTACCAACTGAACCACCACCAGATAGTAAAAGAATTTTATCGTTATCTATAGCGACAGGGTCATAGTAAGTAATTATCCATACTACACCAACGGGAGTCATAAAGCTAGGTGATTCTACTGTTACTGTTGTAGCCCCTGTTGTTATTACTCCTGAAGTATCCATTGAATAACCAGTTAGAGTAAGAATTCTAGAAGTCTGTGAGCCTGAAGCAACTGCTTTAATCCATTTACTTCCATCACTGGTATAACCTTCAGTTGAGGATATACTTCCTGCATAATCAGTCCCTGTTAGTGTAGAACCAATTGTATTACTTGTAGGTAATATACCTACTGTTCCATCACTTCCTACTGAAACACCTCTACCTGCTGTAACTGATGGAGAACCACTCGCTGCTAAGTTAAAAGATTGTTTAACTGCACTTGGGTCGCCTGTTGCTAAACCAGTTAATTGCGAACCATCTCCAGTAAGACCTGTTGAATTAACTCCAGCTTTTGTAGCTCCTGCCGATTGAAATTCTATTACTCCAGATGTGTCTGAAGTTATTTTTAAACCACTACTTGTATCTGCATTTATTGTTGTTGCCATTATACTATCACCCAATTTGAGCCACTAGGAACTGTTACTGTTACTCCACTATTTACGGTAACTGGTCCTGCTGACATTCCGTTATAAGTATCCTCGAATGTTACACTTGTTGCCACTACATTACTATTTAGATATATACCATTAAATGCAAGAGGATTGTTTATTCTAACTACGTCACTTGCATCAGCTATAACTACACGTTCCGCTGCATATGTACAAAATACATCACTCGTTCCGGAAGCTGATATCTTAGAACCACTATTGCTAGAGCTTAAAACAGTATCTCTTGATAGAGTAGTACCTGATAAGGTGTAGGTACCTATGCCTACCTCCCAGTTGGCTCCACTTACGAGTGTATAGTAAGTAGTGTTTGCATTACCTATTGCGGTGAATGCTTGAAAGCCGTCTGATGCACCTGAGAGTGTTAAAGTTCCAGTACCAGTCGTTGTCGTAGTCTCTTTGACTCTATCCTTAAATACTAGTGCCATCTGTTACTCCTCTATGCTAGTGTTACTGATAAATTTCCAGCTGCTATTTTAAATATATCGCCTGAATCAATAGTTTTAGGAGCATCTAAAGCTGTGTGGTAAAGCATGTTGCCACCAGAAGCTGCGTCCCAAAGACCAATCCATCCTACAGTACCCCAATTAGCTGTTGCTGTTGGGAACGTAGCGACTGTGTCTGTTACTACAGAGCCACCTGTACCAGAAGCTGTTGCAAAGCTAGAAGCTGCTCTAGCATATGAACCACCAGTAACTTCAGTTCCGGTTCCTGCATCTGTAGGGTCTGCTGTGTGTAAAGAAATGTATGGGTCATTTACTCCTGTTAAAGCTGTCCCATTTAATGTTAAGTTTAGTAATGCGTTTTCCAAGTAGTTCGACATATTTGCCATTGTTAATTACCTCATAGAATTAGTGATAGTCATAGGCTGAGCTGGAAACTCAGATTCGTCATCACTTTTTGTTATTGAATTAAGCGCTCTGTCATACATAGCTGCCCATGTTTGTAGTCTTTCGTCATTCATCAGATATGGCTCTGCTTCACCAAGCGCTGCATAAAGTAGCAAGTCAGGTGTATTTGCTAACCAAAGGTTAGATGAATTAGTATCGCTTAGATAATCTGGTTGATAGTAATATACCATTTGTATAGTCTTATCGCTATCAGGTACAGGTGCGAATTGAAACTCTGAGCCTAACAGAGTGTAGTATCTAGGTAATCCAGAATCAGCTGTTCTAGCATTTCTAAAGAAATTACTTGTAGATAAAAATTGAATTGTTTGTGGAGGGTTGCCTTGAATATGTAAATCTTTCATAGCTAAAAAGTCATCAGGTATTTCTACTGTGCTATCACCTGCGCTAGCTATTGCTGTTGATACTTTAATCATCTGTCTAAGTCGCAAGTCTCTTCTTAGTCTTGTCTCACCTAACCTAATAAACTCAGGTATTTGAGTAGTCAAATCAGTACGAGCTAGATAACTAGCAACTGTGCTTTGTAATGATGTGTAGTCCGTAAAGAATGCCATTATATTCTACCTTGTTTTGTCCTAAAGAATCTATTGTCTGGGTCATTTAGCCAATTCTTAAACTTTGGCATATCTAATACATGAAACCCTCTCATGATTTGCTGTTTGTTAAGTTCATCTATAACTGTTAATGGTATGGATGCTATTTTATTATCAAATACATCTCCGCTACCCCAACTTGTTGTAGTACTATTGTATTCTTTTTTGTTCTGCTCTATTATGTCAGTAACATCTTGAGTTGTTTGAGCTACTATAGATTCACCATTATCATGAATTAATGTATCTCTTATATGCTTAGTATTTGTGTCTAGTTTTATTGCCATAGTATCTATTTTCCGTTTGTAGGAATGCCCTCCGAAGAGGGCTATCCATAGTACTACTCTTCTAAATCAGCAATTAATGCGTGTGCTGCTTCGTTCTTAACTTCTAACGTAAACTCAGCTAATAGTTGAGTCTTATCAGAATCACCTGTTCTAGCTAGTTCGTTAGTTTGGAAAGGTCTTAAGAATGCAACTGCTGCAAACTCAGGGTCTAATACGAATGCTTGCTCACCGCCATCTGCGTCAGCTGTAGTAAACCTGTTAGGTACAACAGATAACGTTCCGAAGTCTGATAGATATACGTCAGCTGCACCAATAATTGTTGTAGGTGCATTTGATGGAGCTTGATAACGCTGCTCAGCAATGCCTGCAAAACCAGAAACTACTTGTTTCTGAGTTGGAGGTACCATAAGCACTGTTGGAGTTCCACCTTGCGTATAAGCTGCTTTAACAGCTGCTTTTAATAGAGGCTCAGTAAACGCTCTATCTGTACCGTCTATACGTGCTACAGTACCACCAGAACCTGTTACACCTGCACCTGCTCCAACTGATGTGTTAGTTGATAGCCATGCTTGTAGTGAGCCAAGTTTACGTGGGTTTGTAGCATCGCCATTAGCTGCTGCTTGGTTGCATAATAGTATCTTTTCCATATCACGCTTTAGCTCAGATGAAGCTTTAGCTAATTGATAAGCTTTTTCAGACTTACGTCCAGCTTTGTCAATAGTTTCTTCAGTGCCTGCAATCTGAATTGTCTTTTGAACGATTTGAGTTCTATTACCAATTCTTGTTGTAGGTGCTAGTGTAGCTGATGAAGCATCTGCTCCCTCAACTGCGTAGTTAGCAATTGTTGCTGCTGCTAGCGAGTCAGTTTGCCATTCGTGGTTAACTGCTGTCGCTTTAGTTTTACCAATTGAACTCATAAAAGGAGTATCAGTTGGAGAGATGTTGTAAATCATATCAGTTAGGTCTTCTCTATTACCAATAGACTGATAGGTTTGATAAACTGCCATTGTTATTTCTTCCTATATAAAATTTTCAAATAGCTTTGCGGCATCACGTACTCTACCTGAGCCTTTAAGCTTCTGTGATTGCTGCTTCATTACACTATTACTGTTCTTAGTTGTTTTAGTACCAGACTTAACCATCTTAGGCGCTTTAGCAACCTTCTTGTTAACTCCTGGTTTAGACTTCTGCAACTTATCATACATCATAGCTTTATGTAATGTTACAACGTGTCTTGAATCATAGACTTGAGCTAACTCTTCGTCTTTAAATCCAACACTCTTGCCGTAGTTACGAATCTCGTTTCTGAGTTGTTCGCCTTTAGCTTGGTCTGAAAACTCTGGTAGGACTTGTTTTAGTTTAGCTGACTCTAGACTAACTAGCTTACGTTGTTCTAAAGCTTGTTGTTGATGCTGTTGAGCGTTAATACTGTCTTGTTCGTTACGTACTAACTGTAACTGCTCTTTTCTCTCAGTCATCTCAGCTACTCTTACTGCGTATCCTATTGGGTCGTTCTCTTTAAGTGCTGCCATATCAGATGGATTCTCATCTTGCGATAATATTCCTTCTAATGATTGCAGCCTTTGTGAATATAAATCTCTAACCTGTCGTGCTTCAAGTATAGCATGTGATTCAGCTTCTATTTCTTTTCGTTGCTCTGCTATCTCTTGAGTCTTCTTAGTATAGTCAGCTCCAAGTTGGTAGTTAGTAACTAATTCCTCAACGGTAACCTCTTTGTCTTGACCAGCAGCCTTGACAGTATAAGTTTGAGGTGCATCTTCTTCAGTTTCTTCTTCTTCTTGAGAATCTTCTACTTCTTCAGCTTCGACTTCTTCTACTTCTTCAGTCTCTTCTGCTTCAGTTTCTTCTTCATTGCTATCTTCTACAACTTCTTCTTCAACAGCTTCTGGTTGCTCTTTAGAGTCCTCTTCTGTAGTCAATAAAGCTTCGAATCCTTCAACGCTTTCTGCTACTGTTAGATTAGCTCCACTACCAACTTCTGGTGTCGTGGTTTCTTCACTCATGTTTCTTCTTCCTTACATAATGATAGTTAAGTACTATCTACTAATTAGACTATATGTCTAAAATATCTTCCATGCCTTACTCTTAATCTCACCTGTCATAGCGATAGATTCTAGTGTAGACATCAATTCATTAATACAACTTATACGATGGTATGCGCCCTCTCTTACGTTAGTCTCCTTCTCTGTTGAATAGACTATTGTCTGCAAGTGGTTAGCCTTTAGCTCCTCTACGACGTCTAGAAACTCTTGGCTTGCGAGTACGTTTTGTATAGCTTCTTGTTGTGTCATCCATTATCCTAAGTCTTTTTGTTGTACTTTAGCAATCTTGTCTAAAGCATCCATGATAGCGCTAGTCTTATCAACGTCTTGCTTATGGCCTTGAGCTTGTTGTTGAAGAGCTAACTCTAACTCTTGCATAGCAAACTTCTTAGTCATTTCCACTTCTTTTAGTTGCAATTCTAATGCTTCTTTTTGTGCATCAAGCTCCATCTGCTCTTTATCTAACTGCAGCTTAGCAGCATCTGATTGAGCCTTCATTTGTGCTTTCTGGATTTCGGCTTTAGCTAACGCTTCAGCAGCCTCTACTTGTGGGTTAGACTTGCCTGCTTGAGCTGACTGCTGTGCTAATTGCTGTGCCTGTTCATCTGATATCTCCATAAGGAATTGGCTGTCGTCTTTGAAGCCTGCCATCTCTATGAACTTAGCTAATGTATCTCTATACTGCTTTACGTTAACTAATGGGTTAGACAATCCATACTGTGTTAGTATCTGCTCTTGCTTAGCCAATATCATCTGCATTGTAGCTAATTGTTCTTGCTTACTACCTGTTCCAAGCCCTACATTAATAGTTATATTATATTGGTCATCCCATTCTCTTGGATTAAATGGAACATACTCATTGCTTATCTTAATTATTCTTGTTTTGTTTTGATACATACATACTAATTGTAGTATGCCTTTGAATAGACTAGCGACTCCAGTGTCTGCAAAGATACGAGCTATAAGTTCTAACTTAGCTCCACTTGCATTAGACATAGCAGCTACAGCAGTAGCTGTCACGTTCTGAAGTATGTCTGGATTTAAACCTTGTTGAGCATCAGATACACCAGTACGTTTAGCCTGTACGTTGTCTAAGTACTCCAACATTGGGAATGATTGACCTGCACTAGATTGCACCTGTAATGGTACTAAAGCATTAGGGTTCTTCATGCGAATAACACCACCTGCTGTAGATGTAAGTAAGTCGTCAAGGTTAACTTGGCCTTCCACTGCTCCTACTCTACTATTATTAGTTAGGTATAAGTTGTCTAACATCTGTCTTGTAACTGTAGACTTAATCAACTGCAAGTCCATAACTCTATCAGCTAATGACTGACCAAAGAATTTATGTGGTATTGGGATAGGACATAAGCTATGGAAAGGAACATAATTGCATTCTTCTTCCATAAGTATCTCGTTAGATGCATAGCATACTCTTCTTAGTTCTGCTATACCGTCATCATCGATGTCTGTCTTAATGTAGCACTCAAAGTACTCAACCAACTGCATTGATGGGTCCATGTTATCATTGTCATCAGGCATCTCACCTCTTGAGTATCTAGCTATCCGTTCTGGACTGAACTCTAGTGCATCTCCTGTTGATAAGGCATACACTACATCTTCATCATAGCCCATAGCTACTAACTCAGACCTAGTTACCATCTTACGATGAGCTACAAAGTCAGAATCTAATATTGTTCTTGCTCTCTTAGATATTAAGAACTCTTCTGGTGGTACATTCTCTATAACTACCTTACCATTATCATGTCTCTTCTTAATGGTTATATCATTCACATGCTCAGCAGGCACCATCTCTTGACCAGTATTAGGGTCGACTTGAGCTTCAGTTATAACTGTAGTCTCTTTAGATGTAATCTCTACTGTTTCATCATCAGCTATCATAGCTAATTCGTTGTCATCTAACTGCACGTACTTTTCTGTTGTTACTTCTACATTATCATCCCAATATGCTTTAACAACACCTACCTTTTGTAGTAGTGCATCTTTAAACCAATCATGCATAATCTCAAAGCCATTATTGTCCTTGTAAAAGATGTGATTGATATATGTAGTAGCTTGCTCAGCTAGCTTCTCATCTCCATCGCTTACAGCTTCAAAGACAACAGCGTCCTTGCTTGATGTAAATACTCTCATGATTTGAGGTAAAGCTCCATCAACTGCTTCAGCTACCTCTCCGGTGACGATTTGAGACTTGCCTGTGACTTCATTTCCATATGGTTCTCTCAAGTAATATTCAAGAGCCTTCTGTCTATCTTCAGTAGTTTCAGTCTCTAGAAATCCTATTGAGTCATCTATCTCCGATTCTATTATAGCTTTTAGCTTATTCTCGTCTGAATCAGACATCTTCTTCGCTTTTTCTTCACTTTCTGTTGCGTATGCCATGTATTTGTTCCATTTTATAAGTTGTTGATTCTAAATGATATTTTATATGAATATTTTACTGTCTGAAGTGTTCTAGTGCACTCAGTTGAAACAACCTATATAGATATATGTCTTATATAAATTGATTCTGATACTGTGTATCGAGTGGTTTACTCCAGTTTGACCTGTTGTTTGAAGTATCAACTCCAACACAGAAATATCTAAAGGCGTCAGCTGCGTGAGAGGACCAATCATGTAGAGGTTTTTCTAAGTAGACGCTTAGCTTATCGTTATACTGTCTTCTATAGTTTCTTAAACACTCTATACCATATTTAGTAGTATCTTCATTAAAAAAGCATTGTGGTAATGTTCGTCTTACTGCATTAATACCATCGTCAACAGGTAGCTTTGGACATATAGTTATATCTAAACCAGCATCATTTAATGACTCTTGTCTAGACTTTCCTGTACCTAGCTCTCTAACTACTACATCATGTGGTAGTATATGCTCATAGTCTATGTAACCATTATCACGTATCCAATCAACATAGTGGTCTAATGATTTACCATGGTTCTCATAGTAATCTAATACTCTAATTTCGCCACCAAGTGTCTGTGCAACCCAAATTGATGTACTATCAGACATGCCTAAATCCCATGCTGTCCAACCTTTACATAGAGAGTCATGAGGTACTTCTCTTATATGGTTCTTCTTTTCTAAGTCAGCAAATAGCTCACCAAAGTATGAACCAACAATAGGGCTATCAAAAGAACACTCAAACTCTTGAGCATATTTATTATCACCCATTTCTCTTTTAGCATCTATTAATTCATTTGAATCTATTAAACCAGTTTCAGACGCTTTATATTCCAGTAGTGTCCAGTTCGGGTTGTCCGTTGAATCAGCCCTATCACGAAGTTCTTTAAAATGATTCGCTCCTTTAGGTGTTCCAATAAACATAGCATAGCCAATACGGTCAGCCAATGCGGGTCGTAAAACCTCTGTAAACAAACTTGGAGATACATCCCCAATCTCGTCGATAATAACTCCGTCCAAGTATATACCTCGAAGTGAGTCAGGGTTATCAGCGCCATAGAGACTAATGCGACGACCCATGAAATCAACACGAAGCTCACTAACATTTGATGTCCCTCCTAAAGGCCTTGTGTAGTCTCTTAAATATTCCCATGCTATTCTTTTAGCTTGAGAATAAGTAGGAGCAACATATGCAAACCTTGGATTCTTATTAGTACACTTAAGTGCAGAGTGTATTAGTTGATTGATAGCAGATACTGTCTTACCCATTCTTCTGTGAGCTACTACAACAGTAAATCTATTCTTTTGAACTGCTTGGTGTATTTCTTTTTGTGGTACTCTTGGTCTATAACCAGTGTCTATAGTATCATCACTCATCTATACCAGTAACAATTTGGATAGTTACAGGATTGTCAGCATCTCCTGTTAGCACATTCTCTTGAAGTGCTTTACCATCTAATCTGTCTCCTAATTCTTTAATTGCTGAAATATCACCTTCACTTGCTTTATCATATAATGCTTCAGCTACCTTATGTAGCTTATGGTAGTCTTCCTGCACTGCTAATTTGCGTACAATTTGACCCCATATTCTTTTGTCTTTAGTAGAGTTCTTGTTACCAAGAGGTGCTCCAACTTTTTTCTTTTCCATTGTTTATCCTATTGATAGGTGAGAGGAGTTTCCTCCTCTGACTCATAGAGGCAGGAGAAGCCTCCATGTCACCTAAATTGTAAGAGGTCGGAGCTATTTAAAGGACTAATTGTTTTACTTGTTCTCCCTACTAGCTCTTACTCTATTATTTATTCATTACGTACATTGTAACTTCAAAACCAAATCTCATTTCTACCGCTGATGGTGTTGTCCACATAATTATATTCCTTATATTTACTGTTGCTGAAATACAAATATCGTAAGAGAAGTCTCCTAAGTCTTACTTGATTGCTCCTGTACTAACCAATTCATATACACTAATGCTTTTTCGTAGTCTGAATCAGTTGAGTTCTTGTGGTTAGCTCTTGATAAGTATTTGATAACATTACCTTTTAAGTAACCAATCAATTCTTCTTCTGTTAGTTTAGCCTTAATAAAGTCAATTGTCTCTATACCACCTTTTTGATAATGGTCGACCTTAGGCCTTAGATTCTTGTGAAACACATATTCTCCTTATCCGTTTCTTATCCTTTTAAAAGCTCCCTTTGCAGGAGCACCTTTACTCCCTACCTTACGCATCTTTTCTACTTTAACGTTTTTACCAGCTTTTTTCTTTTTCTTTTGAGCTTTTATACGTTTCCGTTTAGCGTGTATGTTGGCATATAAACCAGCCTTTGCCATAACAACTCCTTATACCTTATATATATGTATATATATTCACATAAGTTGTTGATTATACACTATGTAATTTCACATGAACTACCTGTACATGCTAGTGTTTGTGCACTTGTAGTGTTATCATCTTCCTCAATAAATGTTGTAAAATCAATAGCTTGTGGTGTAATACTTTTAAGCTTTTCATATTCCAATTTAGAACAATCTTGATAAGGAGCCTGTACATAGCTGTGGTCGCTGTAAGGTAAGAATGATATACCACTAATCTCATCGAAATACTTGTAAACCCATGCACCGACTTCCATCCACTCTTCATCCTTAACTGATATAGTTACTGAAGGCTTATGCTCACACCAATGACGTTGATATATTAACCATGTCTCTAACTGCTCCATAGCTGTCATATCGTTTCTAGTTATAGCACCCTTAGGAGCTTTCATTGGAAAACTAAATACAGCAGTAGAGTCTGGTCTATATTGCTCGTCTTCTACTTGGACACCTTTCTCTTTAAGAAACGAGTATATAGGGTCTTTCTTATCCATCCGTATAGTTCTAATATAATGAGTATTATGCCTAGCATGAATCCCACTAGCAGAATCGACAAGCTGACTAACAGTTCCAGAAGGCTTAACACAAGTAATCGAGGCTGATTCTGGTATTTCCAACTTTTGAGCATATTTCTTATTTGTTTTTCTAGCAACATCTCTTAATCTCTCCAATAATTTAGGGTCAGGGTATGCAGTAATTTTAGCATCCATGATACCTGTTAATGAAACACCTAACAATCTTTCTTCAGCTGTATTCTCTTGCCATTCGTGTGATAAGAATTTAAACTCAGTTAAAGTTGATTGAAATGTACCTAGCAAAGTTGCTAACTTTACTTTTTCTGTTAATGTAGCTTCTGTATCCTCCGAGCGAACAACAACCTCTGTAAGGTTACAGAACTGCTTATCTCTAAGAATAATTTCGCTACAAGGGTTAGTACCATAAGCTATATCAGGGTCTCTCCTACCCCATTTAGCTGCTTGCTTTTGGCTAGCAACTCTGTTAAATATACCACGTTCACCTGATTTAGACTTAACAAGTGATATCCACTCTTCCATAAATACTTCTATGTCTGGTTTTTCAGTGTATGCTACTGAATTATTAGCTAAACCTCTCCAAGCAAAGTCATTGTACCACGCACCCATCTTAGCTTCTCTCATTCTTCTATCAGTTAGATTTGATAATGATATAAGTGCTGAGCGTCTTACTCCTCCTACAACTACAATCTCCCCAATCATGCACATAATGTCATGAACCTCAAGAGATGTTAGTTTCCGACCTTTAGCTTCTTTAAATACGTCTATAGTAAAAAGAAATAATCGCTTTAATGGCTCAGGTCCTGATGCTCTACCGCCAAAAGTCTTAAGTCTTTCTCCTGCTAGTCTAACTTGACTGTAGTCTATAGTAGGTATATCACCTTCCCATAAACTAGATAACAGCTTCTTAAATGCTTTAGCCCAACCTAATTTGCTATCTCCTACTACAATAACATCATTACAAACATTCATTTGATTTGGTATGATTGGTAACTTAGCAATCTCTTGTCTCTCACATGAGAAACCAACTCCAGTACCGTTCATGAGTATGTATAATGCTTCACTGAATGCTCTCTTATTGTTGACAGCTAAGTAGCTACAGTTATATGCAGCAATATTATCTCTTTCACACGCTTCACCAGCTGACATCATAAGACGCATACTAGGCATTATTTCTAAGTTTTCAATAGCTTTGTGTAGCTTTTGTGATTCACCTGTGAGAGCTGGTTGCATTTTAATAATGAAGTTGATTAACCTATCAACTGTTTCTGTCCACGTCTCTCTACGCTTTTGCTCTGGTAAGTACCTAGCATATCTACTACTTGCTATTACTTTTTGATATACATCCATTACTATCTCCTTATGATACATCTGTTATAAATGACTTCCATTTGTTATCTACTTTTTTCCAACCCTCTACTAATAATGTCCAATTAGCAGTTCTTAAATGAGGAGTAGATTCTGCGTCAGCTATCTTCCGTATCCTAGCATTCATATTGTCTTTAGTCGTAACCTGTATAGCAACAGTATTACCATCTTTCTTTATTGCCAGTATATCAAAGCACCATAAGTCTTGTCTAATTCTAGCAAATGCATTCCACTTTTCTACTACTTGAACTAATAAATAGTCTTCACTTTCCTTTAGTCTTTTTAGAGTTCTTTGAGTCGGGCTTACTGCCATTATTTAATTCCTCGAATTGTTTACTATTTGGCTTGCTGTTAAAAATCCTATCAAAATTAACAGCAAACTTTTCATTGTTTGTTGGTCTTCTACTTGAACCTTTTCCCATTTTTATCCCTTATATCAATTGTTCTTGGAGCAATATTTTTAGGCATTACAATGTATTTTTCTAACATGCACTTAGTAGCTGGGGCATCTGGATAATTTTTTTCTTTCCAAATCATAGCTTGATTGCAGTCTAAGAAATGACCTTTGTACTCCCATATTTCTGGCTCAATACTCATACTGATAAGAAAAACAAAATTTGCTGTAGTCATAGCTGTTAACATTCAATACCTCCTATTTGTTCTAAAAACCATTCTTGTAACTCTCTTTGAGTACCATACTTATCTTCCCAAGTATTTTTACCAATGTGATGCACACCTTCCTTGCCTTGATGATGGTGATGGCATAATGGTAATACATCAGCATGACTAGACCTTCTACCCATACCTGTATGGTCTCTAATATGGTGGATGCATGCTGGAGGTAAGTCCTCGACTCCATGGACCTTTCGACAGACCACGCATCCAAACTCTGAAGCTTTTCCAAGCCATTTCTTTTCTTTCTTAGTAGCCATGTAATTCTGTCCTATAACCTAGTTTATGAGCAAATGCTTCTACATTGCCCATGTACTCTGTGAATTCTTTTAT